CTTTACGGCCAGCATCACCTCGGCGGTAGCCGTCAACCCGGCTTTGCAGGAATGCGATGCCGGCACGATTCTGGCCGGTGCCCTGCTGGGCGAAAGCCTGAACCTCAGCCCGTCCCCGCAGTTGGGTCAGTATTATCTGGTTCCGTTCAAGCAGAAAGCCAAGTATGACCGCAACAATCGACTGATCCGACCGGAAATCACCACGGCCACGTTCGTGCTTGGCTACAAGGGGTATGTTCAGCTGGCATTGCGCAGCGGTCAGTATGCGGATCTCGATGTGATGGAAATCAAGGAAGGGGAATACCTCGGCAAAGATTCGCTGACCGGCAAGGCGAAGTTCCAGTTTATCGAGGATGATGACCAGCGGGACGCGCTGCCGACGGTGGGCTATATGGCATACTTCGAGTATCTCAATGGGTTCCGCAAGGTGCTGTACTGGTCCAAGGAAAAGATGATGAACCATGCCGACACCTACTCCAAGGCTTTCAGCCGCCAGAAGTACGAGGAGTTGCAGGCGGGAAAAGTCCCGGAAAGCGAAATGTGGAAGTATTCCTCTTTCTGGTACAAGAACTTCGATGATATGGCAAAGAAAACCCTGCTTCGCCAGCTCATTTCTCGCTGGGGTGTTATGAGCATCGAGATGGCCAAAGCCTTTGAGAGCGACAACACCGTGTCTATGGTGGACGGCAATGGCGAAATCGTCACCGAGCCGGAATCTATGCCTGGTGCATCCGAACAGCCGGAGCTGCACACCGGGAAACCGGATGTAGGTGATGGTCAGGGCGCTCTGCCGCACGGAGATATTTCTCAGGGAGAACCGACGACCGTAGAAACGGTAGTTGACCTCAGTTCGTTATGATCAACTACAACATCATATCCACCGGAAGTCAGGGAAATGCGGTGGTGATCGAGCAGAAAATCCTCGTTGATTGCGGGGTTTCATTCAAGGCATTGGCAGCAGAATGCCGGACGTTGAAGCTGGTGCTGCTGACCCACATCCACAGCGACCATTTCAAACCGTCAACGATCCGCTTGCTGGCCGAGAGCCGCCCGACACTCCGATTTGCCTGTTGTGCTTGGCTGTGCAAGCCGTTGGTGGACGCAGGAGTGCCCGTCGCGCAGATTGACGTTTTGGAGCCGGGACACCTGTATGGCTACGGCATCTGCAACGTCATTCCGCACATAGTCAAGCACAATGTGCCCAACTGCGGATGGAAGATTTGGCTGGACGGGAGAAAGCTGTTTTACTGCACCGACATGAACAACTTGAACGGCATTTCGGCTCCGAACTATGACTTGTACATGGTCGAAGCCAACTATGACGACAAGGAAATTCAGGCCAAAATTGCAGAGAAAAAGCTGACTGGCGAATACATCTACGAGAAGCGCGTCCTGCGGGACCACATGAGCGTGGCAAAGGTCAATGACTGGCTGTATGCCAACATGGGGCCAAAGAGTGCCTATATCTATATGCACTGTCATCAGGATAAGGAGGATACCACATGACCGGACGGCTGGTGGATATGTCTTTTACCCTTGGCGGAAAGCAGCGCGTCACGCTGGAAGTCAATGGCGACTTCCGGGAAACGTGGGATAAGCTGCATCTGGAACCCGTGTTGGACATCGAGGTCAAGAAGCATAGAGAGAAGCGCAGCCTGTCAGCAAACGCCTATTTCCATGTCCTGTGCAATAAAATTGCCGCCGAAACAGGGGAAAGCGATGACGAGGTCAAACGGCGGCTGGTTGTCGCCTATGGAGCACTGGCCCGCGATAAGGACGGCCATGTGATCGGTATCAAGCTCCCTGCTTCTGTGGACGCAACGGAAATCTACCAATACGTCCGCTTCTACGAAACCCGGCAGGAAAACGGCAAGGATTTTGCCTGTTACTTCGTTTACAAGGACACGCACCGGATGGACACGAAGGAGTTTTCGCATCTGGTAGATGGCACAATCGCGGAAGCCAGAGAGCTGGGCATCCAGACCGATACCCCGGAACAGTTGGCTCGGTACAAAGAAGAATGGTCGAAATGACCGGAAAGGACATTTCTATGGAAATGATTACGATTCCTTTTGAGGAATACAATGAACTTTTCCAGCTCCGGCTGGAGCTGCACATGATTTATTCCAAGTGCAGGAAAGATGGTTCCTATGCAGCAGGCATGTTTGCTGAGGAACTCATGAATATGCTGCACTCGGATGTGTTCCCCCTGACCGATGCCGTACCCGTGGCACCGGAGACAGTACCGAAGGTGATTCCCCATGCTGAACAGTTGTGATTTTCAGGGGCGCTTTGCCGCTGATCCGGAGCTGCGGACCACCCAGAGCGGCAAGACGGTTGCCAGCTTCCGCATGGCCGTTGACCGGGACATGGTCGGACAGGACGGCAAGCGTCCTACGGACTGGCTCACCTTCACGGCATGGGGCAAGACGGCAGAGTTCGTCAGCAAATATTTCCGAAAGGGGAGTGCAGCAACGGTTCATGCCCGCTGCCAGACCCGCCAGTATCAGGACAAGAACGGAAATAACCGCACGGCGGTGGAGTTCGTTGTGGACAACATCTATTTTGCCGGTGCGAAGTCTGACGGTCAGCAGCAGAGCGGCTATGTGGATGACGGCGGGACGAATCCTCCGGCAACATACCGGAGCCAGCAGCCCCAGCAGATGGGCTTTGCGACCCAGAATCAGCGGCAGCAGTGGCAGGGCGCGGATGACCGCCCCGGCAATGTTCAGGTCGAGCCGAGCTTTTCCCAAGGCAGTGCTGACGAGTTCTCAGTCATTGACGATGCTGATGACCTGCCGTTCTGACCGCAGTAAGGAGGTGGTTGGATGGTAAAGCCAGACAACTACGTTATGCTTCTGGGCTGGATGCGAACCGAGCTGAACCTAAAAGGGAATGAGCTAAACCTCTATGCAATAATCTATGGTTTTACGCAAGACGGCGAAACAGAGTTTTCAGGCAGCATCCGATATATGCAGGAATGGCTTGGTGTGGAGAGCAAGCAAACGGTCCTCAACACGCTGGAAAAGCTCATGGATAAGGGACTTGTTCAGAAACGTACAGAGGTCGAAAACGGCGTAAAAAGAAACTATTATCGGGCATCGTTGCGGGGTAGTCCAAAAATTAGACTACCTAGTCCAAATTTTAGACCGGGGGTAGTCCAAAATTTAGACCGCCCTAGTCCAAATTTTAGACCCAATAATATAGAAGATAATATAGTTATATATGACGACAGCGGCGACCGCGCGCGTGACCCACGGTTAGATGCAGACCTTGGAAAAATAGTCAGTGCTTTCGAGGCTAACATCGGAACCTTTCCACCTATCATGCGAGATGATTTGCAACGGTGGAGGGAACAGTTCAGCACAGAAATGATTTTGCTGGCTATTGCCGAGGGTGCAAAAAACGGGGCCCATCGCTGGAACTACATTGATTCTATATTGACCAAGTGGAAAAAGAATAACATCAGAACGCCCGGTGACTATGAGGCATGGGAGGCCCAGCGCAAGCCCCAGAGCGGAAACTCCGCTGGCCAGAGGCCCGTGCGCAGCGCCGCAGACGACTACGATGCAATTTTTGGAGGTCAATAATGACTGGCGAAAAACTTAAAGAGCTGATGATC